CGATTAGCTTGCCGTCAGGTGCTGGCAGGTGGTGGCTTATCCAGGCAATCACTTGAGTAGTTTCTTTAGCACCGGCATCCAGTTCTCTTGCCAGACTTTCTCGTGGTCATAATTCTGAGCAAACTCGACTGCCTTTTGTGACTTGACCTTGCCCTTGGCATAAGCCTGTTCTAATGCTTCTACTATCTCTGGCACCGAAGGGATTGTCCAGAATGAGTGCTGGGCTGGATCGTAGAGTGGCTGACCTGCTACTGCCCAACCATCCCCGACTAGCTCAGGACTTGCAGCAAACTTGCTAACAATAACTGGCACGCCACAGGCTTGAGCCTCGACTGTTGGGATACCAAAGCCCTCACCATAGCTTGTAGCAAGCATCACATCCCAGCTTGAGTAGATCCCTGCAAGGGTAGATTGTGGCATTCCGTAGCGGTAAGCAAGTGGGTCAGGGAAAGTCATGTTGTCAATCGGGATACCGAGCAACTGGCCTAGTGCCATAAGGTTCCAGCCATGAGGTGAGCTGGCATCTGCGTGGATGTAAAGCATTGCGTCTGGGTGCTTGCGAGCGAACATTGCAAAAGCCATCATGTTCTCTGAGTAAGCCTTGCGGTGCAAGATACCTGATGCTTTGTTAGCAGCGTTCATGCCGACTACAAAGCGGCCATTCTCAAAGCCCATGTATTTGTCAACTGGCAAGCCGTCAATCTTGTCTGTGAACTTGAATACCTTGGTGTCAATGCTGTGAGGAATGTAGTGACCCTCGACACCTGCCTTGTTTATCTGGTCTAGGCCAAACTTGCTCATTGCAAGGGGAGTGACATTTTCCTTTTGTAACCACTTCAAGACTCCTGGTGGAATTGGATTGTGGTCAACAGGTGTCCAGCTCGCAATAGGAATTGTGTCAAAGCCTTTAGCGTTTAGAACCCAGACATCGTAAAGGGTAATCATTAGATCAGGCTGGTCAGCGTTTAGGGCTTTCCAATGCTTGTGATGAGCTGGGGTCACATCGTTTGAGTAGGCTTCTGAGCCTCTGGCATAGATTGGAATCTCGCCGTACTCGGTGTGGTAGATCGTGTTGATGCCTTCGTGTCCATAGTTAGACAGAGATGCAACATTGGCACCATCACGCTTTAGCAGTTTGACTAGGGCATCGGTGGCCTGGCCATAACCGGTTGGCTGTCCTGGCGAATTGCTAAAGACAGTGACAGTGCCCTTTAGTTTTCTTTTGGTCTTGCTCATGTAGGTTTCTCCCTTTGTTGCCACAATCCTAGCAAAAGACAAGCCCCAAGCGAACCTACACGCTTGGGGCTTGTCAGCTTATTTAGCTAGGGCTAATTACTTACCCTGGTAGAAACCGATGTGAGTTGCGTGGGTTAGTCCACCATCAACTCGCATTAGGCCTCGGTAGGTGACAGTGTCAGTGTTGAAAGCGAAGTCGGTTGACTGGTCAACTCTCATTCCACCTGCAACGCGAACCTTGAATGATGGTAGGTGTCCGAACAATACTGACTTAGCAGCAGTTCCAACAGCAGCAACATTTGGGTTCTCGTACACTGGGTAGCCAAGCAAGGTTGCTGGCTGTCCTGGGACTGCTGAGTCGGTCCAGATGTAAGCACCTGATCCGTCTTTCATCTTACGAGCTGCAGCGATACCGGTCTTGCTCATCTGGAAGCCCAGCCCTGGCAAAACTCTCGCGCCATCTGCGATTCCGTAGACAAGCGTGACAAGATCTTCGTACTCAGCAGCAAAGTTTGTTGCTGTTCCACGAACTACTGAGCCAGCGGCTGCAGATAGCTTTGTGGTTAGAACATCGTTGACCTTTAGACCAAGTGAGGTTCCAAGCTGCTGTGCGATGTAGCTGGTGATGTCGAATCCAGCGTCAGTGACTAGCTCCTGTGCAACCTGCACTAGAGCACCATACTTCTCAGCACCAAGGGTGATGGATGAGAATGTTGGGTTGCTCTCAGAGATGGTTCCTGCAGCTGCAACTGAACCAGAGGTTGAAGTCGCTGTGACTGTCGGGATGACCAAGTTCTCTCCGCTGGAAGTGTTGAACACCTCAGAGGTAGTTAGCATTGGGCCAACTAGCTGTGCGATTTCAAACACTCTGTCGAAGAAACTTTGACCAACTGTGTTGCTAGATGGTACTAGTGTGCGTAGCTCACGAGTGAACTCGTGTCCACGAGTTTCTCCCATAGCGATTGAGCGAAGGATGTCAGCATCGGTGTTAGCTGGTGCTGATACCTGTGGTGTGAATGATGCTGCTGCCTCTGCCGCACGAGCTTCACGCTCTGCAATGCTACGAGCAGTTGAGATAGCTGTGTCGGCTGAGTCAATGTCAGCTTCGATACGGGCAATCTTCTGGTTTTCTTCTGCTGATAGACCACGCTTTTCAGCCTCTGCGAAGTCTAGGACTTCTCTCGCCTGAGCGATGAGGTTGTTGCGAGCATCCATCTGTGACTTGATAAAGTCTGACATGATTCTCCTGTTAGTTAGTTGATTAGGGTTTCCTGCGGTGCTGACACTCAACAGACACAGCGGTGCTTACACTCAACTGCTACTCACAAGTTTATAGGCAGAAAAAAACCCCAGCTCAGGAAGGGGGCCGAGCTGGGGCAAAGAAACTAGTTAGCGAGTTTCTTTTGCGTCAACAACCCTAACTTCTTTGGCTGGGTTGTTTGCGTTTGTGTTGTCTAGCTCCCAGACTGCCTGAGCAAAGTCATCGGCTAGATCTCTAATGATACCTGTTGATGGGTTGCCTGCTGCCTTTAGTAGGGCTGCTTTGATTTCATCTTTGGTTGCCATGATTAGATCCTTTTCAGTAGTAGGTCAAATTGCTTTTTCTTTAGGTCCAGCAAGTCAAGGCCGTTGTCAATAACTTCCTCAACACCTGGATTGGCTTTTAGCTTGTTGACTACCTCGGTAATCAAGCTTGCGTTTGCCTCGTCTAGTTCCTCACCGGACTCTAGCTTTAGCAGAGCATCGGCAAGCTGGTCAGGGTTGATAGTTGGCTGTGAGCGAACTGTTGCAGTTGTAGAACTGTAGGCCGGAAACGACACAATACTTGTTTCAAACAATCTAACTGATTCCAAGGTTCTTGTCTGTCCATCTCTTGACCATGAATCTTTGATTACATTGAAGCCAAAGCTCATCGAGTCAATAACTTTAGTTCTCAAAAGCTCGGCAACATCTCGGCCTCTTGTAGTGTTTGGAAGCTGGGCTGTGACTTTTAGGCCAACCTCATCCTCAACAAGTTGCATAGTGCCCCCTCGTAGGGAAGCAAGTGGCTCACCTGCGTCATGGTTCCAGAGTAGCTTTACTTCATTGCGAGATTGCAGGGAACGCTTGAAAGCACCAGGGGCAACATACTCGATAAAGCCACCTAGATCCTCAGATGGGGAATTGAACACAGAGGCATAGCCAGTAAAGGTCATGCCATCGCCCTCAGCTCTTACTTCAAAGCTGGTCGTGTTGACTCTGACCTCTGGCTCTTTCGCCTGTGGGCCGTCAATCTTTAGGGCAATAGCTCTCGCTACATCTAGCCACTTGTTTTTACTGTCCATGCTGTTAGTTTCCTCTGCTCTGATTCTAGCAACAACTGAATCAGCGTAGTCCTTAGTGCGTTGTGCAGCTCTCTTAGATGGACCTGATCCCCAAAGCAAGTGAGCAACAACACCGGCTGATGGGTAGTTGTCTGAGTCTGGGTCTGCATCTGGGCTGTCTAGATCTACAAGGTGTCTGGCAATCCAAGCGGCAATGCGTATCCACTTGTCATCGCTGACTGTGCCTTCTGCCATTGCTCTAGCCTCTCGAATAGTGCCAGGTGTGACACCATCGCCAGCTAGACCTTCCTCGTAATACTCAAGTCCACGCCGAGCTGCTGCCCTCATGTAAGCAGGGGCATCTTGGTTTATAGCCCTAATCTCACCCATGTTGTCATCGTCATCGTTATCTTCGTCTGGTTCCCAAGCGTTGCAGTAAAAGCCACCATCAACAAAGTCATCCCAACGCTCACACCAAGCTTTATCGCCAGCCTCGTTGATCCTGTCCTCATTGAAAAAGAAACAGTTGCCACAGGCTCTGCCCTCTGGCACATCCTCGGCTAGTGCTGGTCGGTAGTTGTCTGGTAGTTCTCTTAGCTCGCCACCAGGCTCAAGTTCCTCAGCTAGGGATAATGCAATCATCTGGTCAATGGCTGACTGCTTAGAGTCTTGGCAAGATACGACTGAGCCATCCTCTTTGACTACTGCCCAGTCAGGGCAATCGGTGTTGTCTGAGATGAAGTAGGGCATTAGGCAAGCCTCGCATTTACTGTTATGGTCCCACCGAGTGCAACAGCGGTGCCGTTTATTGTGATGGTTGTTGATGATA